ATTAGATGTATTTGTTGAAGCGTGTTGTGCTATTGTTACAGTTGTTGCACCTGCATTCCAATCTTTCACTCTCCATTGATTTGAAGTGCTTACTGCATTAGCATCATTACTTGATAAGTTAGAATTATTACCTCTTACAATATCACCCCAACTCCAATGAGCACCCTCATCTCTTGTTTTTGTTACAACAAATTGTGGCTTAAATGGAAAACTTAAATCATAATCTGAACCACCTGTCATATTATAAGTTTCTATATCAAAACTACTTGCAAGTGTAGGCTGCTCTGTGTCAGGATCTGCAGCAAATGCCATATAGATATATGTATCACCTGTATCATTAACGTCATCGTGGTCCTCTTTAATTTGAAATCCATTAGAAAGAAAATCTACACCACCCATATCTGATGCTTCTTGATTAGCTCCATTTGCTAACAAATAATTTATTCTTGGATTACTTGTGTTTCTTTTATTATCATACATAAACCAACTTCCTGCGTCATCTGCGTTTTTAATCATAAGAAAAGCAGGTTCAAATCCTGTTTCTACAATTGGTCCATCATCAGAAGAATTACCTTCATACGAACCAAACTTTGAAAAGCCATCAATACCTGCGAAAAAATAACCAACATAAGTGTTACCACTTAAATAACCATTACCACCTGCTGCAGTATTAAAATAATATTTTGTAGCATCAGGTGCAGTTCCAAATACATCAGATGAACTTCCTGCATTAAATTGTTCTAAAGATAAATAGCCATTAAAGTCTTTGTGTCTTACAATCCAAGAATTAGTACCATCTAAATTTTTTACCAGTAACATATCAGGTGCAACTCCAAGTCCGTGACCTATACTTGCTGATGAGCCATTACCGTCCCAAGTAGCTATTGAAAATCCTGCATCTGTATTTGCTTGTACTGTACTTGTAATACTTCCATCATTATTTGTGCTTGTAGTTCCTCCATTTGCCTTCCAACACCAAGCCACATAAGTTTCACCTGCATAATTACTTGTCCCATCAGCGCCTAATGTAAAACCATCACTGTCAAAAGATTGTATATGATTAGACCTCGTTTGTTCTGCATTACTGCTATTTGAAGAAATTACTTTAGTACCTCCTCTTGTCGAATCAGCTAAAAAATGCCAACTATTAGAACCAACTCTAACTTTTGTCCAAACAAAATCAGGTTTAAAGCCGACGCCTGTAATAGCTTGGGTTCCACTATTACCTGTATATGTAACTACCTTAAAGTTCTCGCTTGGTACTAACCCTCCTGCTGCTGCAGCACCCTGTAATAATCTCTTATTTACAGCCATATTTAATCTATATTAGGGAAATCGTATGTCTTAACTTTCTTTTTAGTAGTTAATGCATTGATTTCTGATTCAACTGTCTCTGATAATTCTCTTAAAGCTACTCTTGCATCTACAATATCTGCTGGTACATCTGCTCCATTATCTGCTTCTCTAATTATATACCAGTCAGTTTTTGCAAGTTTACTTCCTATTCTATGTTTAAAGTTGGTAATCGCTTGATCTTTTAATTCTGCTAATGTTTCACTCCAAGTTATATCTTCAGTATCTTTTTTAAATACTGTTGCTTGTGTATCCCAATAAATCTCACCAAGTGTGTGTATTCTTGAGTCATAACTCTCATCTATGATTACATCAAATAATCCAGCATTTCTTAATGCATCAGCTGACATAGCTCTCGCATTTAAATGATGACCTGTTGAAGATCTAAATGATTTTGGTACATCTGGGTACGTTGTGATAATTCCGTTGTTGTTTACTGCTTTCATATTATACTGCTTCTTGTGAAATTGAACCCCATTGTTCAGTAGCTCCATTTGTAGATACTACTTGTATTAAATTTGAAACTGTTCCATCATATGTACCGCTTATCTCTTTTAAAGATGTTGGTAGTGTTAATGCAAAGTTTCCTGTTACTATAATGTCTTTAACCATTCCTGTAGAAACATTACTAAATGTTAATGTTGTTGCTTCAGTTATAGTTAATGTATAAACTTGTGCGTCTGAAAAGTCTATGTCTACTGTTGCTGCCGCTGTAAGAGAATCAATAGTAGTAAATTCATCTGCTAGTTTAGAGTATGTTATTGAATCATCTGCTACACCAGCACCGTCATATAACTCTGTAAAGTTATCATTTGTTTTATCAAATGCGGATCTTATTGGATCTCCTGTTCCGTCATTTGCTGTTGTTCCTATATTTATCGTTTGTTTTGCCATAATTAATATAATGTTTTATCTGCTGTATATAATGTACTATCTGCTAATACTAGCGTTGTGTCTGCTCTAAAATACGAACCGTCAGCGTCAAAAGGGTATATTATACCCCATCCATTTTCTTCATTTACATTTCCCCACCACGATACGTCATATATTGTTCCAAACATACTATTACAATAAGTTTTTTAATTTTTTGTTATTCTTTGTCAAGTCTATAATGTATTTTTTTAATCTTTGCACATTATAGGCTTTTGGTTTGTATTTTTTCTTTATAATACCCATCCCTCGAAACTAGCATCTTTATCAGGATATACATCCTCGTTAGAGTTACTGTTGTATTCTGGAAAACTGTCATTATTAAAGCTCATGTAGCTAATAAATCTGTCCGTATAGTACTGGGCTAAATTTCTTTCCTTTTCAATAAGAAAGTCAATTTCCGTTTTGTCTACGTTTGTTGCATTTTCGCTAGAGTGTTTAAAGACTCCTTTATTAGCGAGTGTATATGCAGCAAAAGGCAAATACTCTACCATAGCCCAGTGAATAAGCATTGGCTTTACATAATCTGTAACTAGATTTAAATAACTTCCAGTTAAACTACTTGCTATTATGTCAGCTTCTATCTTATTTAATAAATCTGTACCTAAATAGTTTTGAATATGAATGTCTTGTGCTATCTTGATAAACTGAATAAACTTATCAGTATCAACATTACCATTCATTGCTGTAAACTTTACTATATCTTTTCTGCTAATTAATAATGCTTGTGCCATTTTTATCTAGGGTTTTTATATCCGTTATTTGGCATATCTATTGGTCTAGTTGCCACTTCTTTCTTGTTTTTTTCTGGTTTAAAGCCTTCTTTTCTTGCTTTGTTTACTGTAACTTCAGATCTAGGATTTTTAGGATCTGGATTAACACCTTCTTTTTTACTCATGTATGTTTTACGCATCCAGAAGTGATGACAATTAGCACCACCTTTATATAACCATATATCATAAGTTTTAACTGAACCTTTAGGTCCGAAACCAGCATTTACTTCTTCAGATGACATTTTATCTATATCTTCTTTTCTATAAATCTTTTTTGCTGATACCATTTTTTGACAAAAATCTCTAGAATTATCGCTTACTTTTAAAGGTGCATATTGATACCTTACTCTAAACCTTAAACCCTCTTCGTTTTCTCCATCTTGTTCTGATTTAGCATTTGGTCTTGCAGTACCTGTTTTTGCTAGTCCTATCATTTTATCTAATCCTTCTTCTTGCTCATGGTCTACAGCTCTCTCGTCTACAAGCTCCCAACCATCATCTAAAAGATCCTGTTCGTCTTGACCAGTCTGAATTAATTTATCAGCTATATTGTTTAATGTTTCATCATCAATATCTGATGATAATTTAACTCCTGTCTCTTCTTCTCTTGATTCGTCTGTTACAGCATTATCTGTTTCTATGAAAGCAAGCGGCTGAAGCGTTTTAAAGTACAAATTAAGGCTTATCTCGTTTACTGCAAGTATAGAGTCTATACAGCCAATTAAAAGCTCTTGATAAGGCTTTATTGTAACGTTGTCAAATAACAAAGAAGCTGTTTTAATTTCATCAGAGTTTGATCCTAGTCCATTATTTTCTGTTCTTATACCTAAAAGCAATGGTGATGTTACTCTGTGTCCTATAATTAGTTTATTTGAACACTCTGTAGATAAATACTGATAATGTGCTGGTGCATCATTTAAAGGTACATCATCTATTGTTGTTTTGCTTTCTGCGTTATTGTTAAAGGCTATAATTACTTTTTCTCCTCTTGCTCCTGTAAGCTTACTCATTACATCTGACTTAACCTGCATTTGCTTTTCTCTATCTGGAACGCCATTATTAAAATTAACAACTTTAGTTCCTGAAAAATTATTTTGCACATCATTGATTAAATAGTCTGATATTTCTGACTCTAATTCAGCATAAGCTAATGCTCCTTGATAATCTACTGGACAATAATAATCATATCCACTTACATATCTTTTTACAATTTTAATCTCTGGCTCTTTACCATTACCAAATCCAAAAGCTGCTATTCTTTTAGGTTTACTATTTGCTTTTATCTTGCTCCAGTCATGGAAATAATAGTAAGCTTCAATTTCACCATCATCATTACATTTTTCAGCTCTTAATGTTTGTCTTGGAAAATGCTCTGACTTTACTACTTTACCATCTTGATATAAAACCTGAAAACTTCCTTCTCCTAATAGTTTTAAATCTAGAATTACATTTCTTAAATCTTCATTTTTAAAAATAGATCTCATTGCAGCATACTCATCTGGCTTTTGTGAACTATCTGTTGCATCTAATCCCTTGCCATATATTAATTGCGATATTCCTTGAATAATTGCATTGTTTGTTGCAGAATTAATAAATAAATTAATTAAGTAAGAATAGTAATCATTGTTTTCTCCGTAATTAACCCAATCCCTATGTTTATCTTCTGATATTTTAGGTTTATTATATTCTGATAAATTTACTATGTGTAGATTCTCCATATTATAGTACTATAAAATCGTTTGTTGTTTCTTGTGGTTCATACTCGTTATTATTTACTGAATAATTTGTTACAGTTTGATTAGTACAAAATATTTTATCTTTATAAATAACATTTCCACTTTTTTTAATTGTTAGTGTATAAAACGTATCTTCCACTAACGTAAATACATCTGAATACTGATAGTAATAATCTAGTAAGGTAAATGTATTTGTATCTTCATCATATACTGATGAGTTTGTCGTTTCATTTATAATTGATATGTTATAAATGTTGCTATCAGATGCTACGTATTCTCTTGGAATAAAATTTATCGTTTGAGAACTAGAACTGTTCTGTAATATTATCATATTATAACAATAAAATAAATGTTATTTTGTTAATTATTAAGCATAAAAAAAGGCACCAATTAGTGCCTTCTTTATCTAATTTAAAGGATTATTAAGAGTTAGTTCCTTCAGTTACTGTTACTGTAGCTGAACCCATACCTGCATATGGATCTGCTGCTGTAGGACTATCTAAAAATTTAGCTGGTGAAGTTTCCTGTGCAGTGAACGTTAATGTATAACCTGAAAGGTCTCCCATTGCTGCTCCTGTTACTATTGTTCCTCCACTTACGTCTGCTCCATTTTCTAATCCCATTACCATAACATTACCATTATAATCTTCTACTGCTATATGTGGTCTCCCATATGCTAACAGCTTTAATTCTTTATTATCTTCTTTAGATAATTTTTTTAATGTTATGTTTAATGTTTGCTCGAAAAACGTTGTTCCATTTTCTCTTGAGCTATTTACTGTTGTTTCGAAAGATGAATTTCCTTTTAAGTCATATTCAAAGGCAGTAAAAGATCCACTCATATCAGTAATTTGTTCGTCTGCACTTATTACAGTTCCAAAATCACCAAAATCAGTAAAATATACTTTTCTTATACCTCCAACTACGTCTTTACAAGGTTCTTTTCTTCCTTTAGTTAAATCACAAGCCATATTATTTTTATTTTTTAAAA